GTCTTTCTGTAGGGCTTGGGACCGCGGCCTTTAAAACGTGGTGCTGCATTCAATCTGTAGGCTGTGACAACACCCGTTACATGACGAGCCCCGCGACTTGGTATAGGCATTTGAATATTCTTAAACATGCTGGTTTGACTACTGCGGATTTTCAGGAAGGCGAAGTTCTGCCCGTTCGTATAAACACTATTCGTCTTGGTGAGCCTGTTAATTCTTGGGATGATGTTCGCCGCCGGCTTGTGGCTTAGCTCCTGTTCAGGTGCTTATAACAACTGAACATTGTCTCATGGGTGAGACTCCTTAAAAGTATAGTAATCAGTAAACAGTCTATACATTATGCGACTCACTGCGCGTTTGCCCCACAATTTCATGAACTTGAACCCCGCTTTTGATGCCATCCTCGCGGCCAGTTTTTCGCTTATAAAGGTTCGCCCTTTCTTAATATTGCTAATCAATCCTTTAGTCACATCTAGGTCTTTTGCTAATTCTGCATCCGTCTTTATGTCTCGAAATCCTTTGTAGGCTTCAATTAAATCATAATCGTTCATAATTAGTTACCTCTTTTTGACAGTTTATCTCATGTACAAAAAAAAGTTGCAATATGTTTAGTAATCGCTATACTCCTATTTGTCGGGAGCTTCGGGGCGACCTTAACTCCCGCGCCGGGGTTCCCGGCACTAAAAAAATAGGAGTTACACCATGTTTCAAGTGCGCTGCAAATTGTTTGACATTGTTGATGAACGCTCGGGGCTCAATGACAACGGGCCTTGGGAAATTCGTGAGCAGATCGGACAGGTGGACGGCGGTGCTAATGCTCCGTCTTATCCTTTTGCTGTTCGTCTCGATAAAGGCCAAAACATGTATGAACCGGGCCTTTACACTTGCAATCTTGTCCCTGAACAGGGTCGTTTTCGCAATTCAATTTCTTGGAAAATGCAGGACTTCCACAAGGTCGAGAGCAAGTGATGATTCGGGGGGCGGTCTTATCGTTTTTGCTGATGGTCAGCCTGTTGGGGCTGCCCTCCGTTTCATTTGCTGTTGCTGGGTTTCTTGTAAATGGAACTTGTTATCCCGATCAACGACAGGCTGAATCCGTTTTGTTTTCCGGGCCTTCTTACAATTTTAATTATTTCGATTCTTCCACCCCTAAAGTTGTTTCAATTCATCCTGAATGGAATGGGTCTGCTTGGCAATTTGTAGAAATTGATATTTCCGGGGGTGTGGCTTCTGCTTCAAGTATTGCGTTTCCTGTTAGTCCTCAATTTTTTTCCTGTGATACGTCCATAAATTCCGGTTCTGTTTATTTTGACGTTGCATCTTATGCGCAGGTTTTAAGCTGGTTGCTTGGTCTTTTTGTGATCTCTGCCGGGGCTGGCTTTGTTATTCGAGTTTTTAGGGGTCGTTCGTAATGAATCCCTACCGTATCCCTTCAACGGGATGTAACAAAAACTTTAAGGAGGTGCTCCCATGGGTACAGCATTGACCGACGCGCTGACGGCGTCCACTGCTTCTGCTGACATCCTTGCTGCTGCTGCTTTCGTGATTGGTCTGACTGTCACGATTTACGGCATTCGCAAGGTCAAGGGCCTGCTGGCTCGTTAATCCAACCGGGGGGGGGTTCGCCCCTCCCCTTCTTTCATTTTCTAGGGGTTAAATATGTTTCTAGGTTCTGAAATTCTCGCGGCTTGTTTAACTGCTCTTATTGTGGTTTTGGGGTTTGGTTTTGGCTCCGATTAGGCATATTTTTCTTTTCTGCATTCTTCTGCTCTATTCTGGGCAGGCGTTTGCCATTAATGATGTTCAACTCCCAATGACGCCTACTGCTGCTCGCTCGGCTGTGGCTTCTTTTACTTCTCCGAACCCTGCTAATAATGTTGGTGGTTTTGTCGTCGCTGACGGTTTATCAAGCACCCTTACTTTTGACCCTGCCGCTCTGTCTGCTGCTGCCCTTACAAGTCTTGCTGGTGCGATGGGTTATACGGACCAAAATGAGGCAAACTATGATTGTATTTGGCGGAAAGACCCTAATACCGTTCCTGCTGGTTTAATTTATGGTGCTATTGTTTCGCTTCCGCATTCTCAATGTGTTTCACTTTCTGAAAGCATTACAACCATTAATGGTGTTGCTTATACCAACTTTCGGGAAGCCTTTGGGCATGTGTTGGCAGATCGTGTGGATGGCCAAGCGAATTCGAATATTTTTTCTGATTTGTCGTCGAATGGTACCAACACGACTAACACCGCCTCGGACCAGTTAACCAACGATTTAGCTTCGCCCGATCAAACCGTGACGGACAACTTGTTAAATGGCTTGCGAGGTCTTGCAACTTCGGACCCTTCTTCGTTTGACGCTTCAACTAATATCACCGGGCGCGCTGCTGCAAATGTTGGTTTGATTTATGCGCTTCCCGATGCTTTACATATTGTTGATGTCGGCACTATGGGAAATCTTTATTTTGATTCTGCAACGACAACCGTTAGCGGGGGAACTTTCTCTGTTGTCGGTAGTGGTGCAACTTATGATGTCGCCCTGGACGCTTCGAATCTCCCTGTTATTTCTGGGACTGAGCCTATTGGTTCAACTTCTGGAAATCCTATTAATAGTTCAGTAGATACAACCTCTGCGGTTGTTTCTGCTTCTGGCTCAGGTGGTAGTGCTAGCGATACATTTACAACGCCTTCTGGTCAGTCTTTGAGCACTGACAGTTTTTCTGGTCTTTGGCAGTCGCATTCTTCCACGTGGCAGGCAACGCCTTTAATTGCTGGTATTAATAATATGTTGCCCTCAACGGGTCCGGTTTCTTTGCCTTCTTATAGTTTTCAAATGATGGGTAAAACTTACAGTTTTAATTTTGCTGATTATCAGTCGTATTTTGATATTGCTAAGGCTGTTTTAATTGCTGTTACTTCAATTCTGGCAATTCAAATTGTCTTAGGACGTGCATAGGGGGTTTGTTATGGATTGGGGAAATCCTTTTAGCTGGTTGGTCGATCAGCTAGTTACGATTTTAAAAAATTTCGGTCTTTGGCTTTTCGATCAGATTCTTTCCATGGTTGATGTTGTTTTGTCGTCTTTTCCTTCGACTTTCTTTGATGGTTTACAGCCGCTTTCGTCTGTCCCTGCTGATATTCTCGGTGTTTTCGGCGCCCTTGGTGGTTGGACTTGTCTCGGCATACTTGCAAGCGCTTATGTTCTTCGAATTCCTCTTGGGTTTTTCCTGCGATGAGCATTACATTAATTTCAGGAAAGCCCGGCGCTGGTAAATCTTATCATGCTGTCGGCGTTGTCATTGATTCGCTTTCTTCGGGCAAGGAAGTATGGACAAACATTGAGGGTCTAAACCTTGGGTTGATTGCTGGCAGTCACAATATTCATTTAATGAATGAACAGGAACTGTCCGAACCATGGGCTTGCGTTCCTGAAAATGTGGTTCTTGTTTTTGATGAGGTTTTAGGCTTTTTTTCTCGTTCGATCGTTGGTACAGGTCAGGGCAAGGCCTCTCCATCTTTTTTGAAGCTTGAAGAATGGTTAAGGATGCATAGGCATTCTGGGCAAGAACTTTATTTTGTTTGTCAAGACCTTCGCCTTTTGGCTCAGCCCCTTCGTTTGTATGGTTCAATTATTTGGTGGTTTGAGAACATGGGTCATTTGGGTTTTAAACATTCTTTCAGTGTAAAGCATTATTCAAAAGCCGATGATGCTATCCGTGGTATGCGTCCCTATTATGAAGCAAAAGGTAAATATGATTTAAAGCGGTTTGATCTTTATAAGTCCGTCAATCAAGGTGCTGCTGTTGTTCATAACGAAGGCAAAAACCTTTTTCTCCGTCCTGTTTTCTTTGTTCCTCTTTTGGTTGGCTTGCTCGGTGCTGTTTTGTTTTATGATAAGCTTTCTATTTTTCATAGGCATGATGTTGAAGTTGCTCAGGCTGCCGTTGTTGCTGAGCATTTGCCCAAGAAACCTACACTTAAAGCTATTCCGGCTGTTACCCCTGCCCTTCCTACCGATACCGCTAAAAGCCAAGCCTTGGGTCGTCAATTCATGAGTGCCCAGGAATCCGCTTTTCACATTGTCGGCATTACGCTTATGGGTAAAAAATGCATAATCTCTTTTGCTAGTCCCGATCACTCAAAAGATGTTTTTGCGTCGGACCGTTCTGATTGGTATTGCATGCCCGGCGTTCTATTTATCAAGAAATCAGACCGTGTCCACACTTATCGCTTGGGCGATACGGTTACTTTATAAGCGGCGGCGGGGCGTGCTCAAGCACGCCCGCCGCTGCTTATTCATTACCTTTATGGCCATGTTTTTTTTCCTATTGTGCACTGTGTCGGTTTGTGGATGGGTCCGGCCGGGGTGGCTTCTGACATGATCGACCGTCTCCTTTTAATTCTTCCTTATGATGTGGCCCCTACTGGTTTAATTGAGATGCTTCAGTCCCGGTTTAATCGCCTTCTTGAAATTGCCCCTGACGGATCTGTTAATTGGGAAAAGCCTCGGACCTCTCGCGTTCGTTCGGATGACCCCGATGTTAATATCCGTTTCGCAGCTAAGGGCGTTCATCTTTGGGGTTCTCCCGCTATGGTTATGGGGACTAATAACGTTTTTGGTTCCTCGGATATTCGGGAATGCGCTACCTCGATGCTTCTTCATGCAAGTCGGGCTTTGGAGTGCATGTTACCGTCAATCGAGGTTTGGCAACTTGGCGGTTTGGATATTACTCATAATTACATGCTCGAAGATGTAAGGGATGTTAAGTCCGCCTTATCATTTTATGGGCGTATCAGTAATGGGAAATTAAAGACTACTCGTTATCCTGAAAGCGTGTATTTTGGGATGGGTTCTCGCTTGAGAACGGGCAAGATTTATGCGAAGGGTTATCAACTGGAAAAGTTGGGTAAAAAGCATGATCTTGGTTTATCTAATTGGCAAAAGGCCATTTGTTACAATTTCCTTCGTTTCGAATTATGTTTAAAATCCTATTGGTTTGCTCGGTATTTGAAAACGCATCCGGGCTGGGAGTGGCTAGATATGACTGAGGACGATCTCGAAAGCATTTACGGTGAATTTTGGGCTGACATTGTTGGTCCAGGTGGCGAAGTTGAGTTGCCTGCTACTGATCTTGATATGGAAGGGCGAATTCTTGATGCTGCCGCGTCTTTAT